CATGACTTCGATCACTCGCTTCTCTCCGATCTGACGCTCTCGGACCTCAGCTTGGGCATCGGTAAAGTTATTCACAATTACCTGAACTGACCCGCCCATCGCCAGCCGGTCGTTGGGGATTATGGACCCGGACTGGGAAGGTGTAAAGAGCTCTGGGCCTTTCTCACCGACGAGATAGGTTCGATTCCTCTGAACTGGGCCACCCATCGCCCGTTCGCCTGAAAACGTCATCGTCACCGACTGAATCGTCGAGATGATGCTCGCAGTGGCCGAGACCACTTGGGCGATAGCAGCTAGGTTGGCCGGGAAGGGCAGCACCAGCGCCTGAGCCATGCCCTGCTGGATCTTGATGATGGCGTCGGCTAAGGCGAAGGCCTTGGAGACAGCGAACATCGCTTTGTAGATGCCACTCTGTTCGCCTGCGAATCCTTTCAACGCATCCGCCAACTCTCCGAAAGAGTTCTCGTACTGTTTGATCAGCAAGACACTCTGGGCGAGAGTAAGTTCCTTGAGTCGCTCGTTGTAGGCTTTGATTGCCTCTTCCTTGCGCTTCTGAATGTCTTCAGTCAGCTCAACCTCTTGATCACCCAGCTGTTTCAGGATATCGAGTTTCGCCTTGTTCTGTTCGATCTCCTCTTGGAACTGACGAATCTGAAAGGTCTCAGGACCTAAAAGTTCCAATGCCGAGGCCCCTCGCGCCATCCCACCGACCGGGATGTTGGCGGCGCGCAGGATCTCGGCCGCTTGTTGTGTGTTGACATTCCCTCCCGACTCGAACGTGATCCGTTCCATCAGCGCCCTCACGTTCGGTGCCACAGGCCGCTGCGATAGTTTCGGAACCCCTAGGAGGTTCAGCAGCGCTTCGACCTTGTGGGAATTGATGACAGCCTGGACTGACATCCTCTGGAAGGATTCGGAGGCCCTGTCCACCGCCTTCTTGACCCCGTCCGCCGCCTGAGCCACCCCTTGAAGCTGCTTCTTGGTGGTGTCCATCAGCGCTTCCGTCTTCTTCTGGCGATCTTCCAACGAGGGGAAGAGATTCAAGACCCGATCAGCATACCGCTCCCACTGCTGGGCCAGATCCTCCAAGGTCATCTTGGACATCTCGGGGAACACCTTGAGCAGCCGGTTCCATCCTTCTTTCAGGTCATCCCAGTTCTTCTTCGAGTCTTCTTTGACACCCTGCCAGGCCTCTGAGAAAGCCCCCAAGAATCTGTTTTTGAAGGTTTCGAGATTTCGTTGCGCCTCAAAGATGTTGAACTTGATGAGGCTCCGAACCGCTTGGAACAGGAACTCGAAAGCCTTCGCCGCCTCGTAGATGGCGATGCCCACGCGCTTGAGAATGTCTACCAGGAACAACCCCAAAGGTTTCAGAACCGACCACAACGAGATGAGCGTATCCGCGATGACGGTGGCGACGTTTCTGAGGACTGTCCACACCGTCATGAGTCCTACCAGGATCGCCTTGAGGATGTCCACCACCGTGGCCGCAGCCGCAGCTAGAGTTCCCGTCCGCTGTTCGAAATTAGAGATTTCGTCCATCACCTCCTTCATCCGGTCGATCCATTCTCGCAAAACCGGTTCTAGCTCCTTCCCGATCAGAATAGCCAGGTCTTGGACCCGATGCCAGAGCGTAGTGGCCTGGTCTATCAGAGAGGTCATCTGCTTCTGGGAGACTTCCTCCGTCGCTCCTCCCATCTCTTTGATCCGGGCCGTGTATTCCTTGATCTTGTCCGAGACGCCAATGATTGAGAGCATGGCGGACAGGGACCGATCTTGGAAGCCCATCATCTGGAGCACCAACCGCTTCTGCTCTGAAGAGGTCCCCGCCAGAACCCCTTCCATGTCATGGAGGATGTCTGCTAGGCTCCGAACATTGCCCGCTGCGTCGAAGACCGATACCCCGAACTCACGAAAGATCTGGGGAGCGTTCAGCGCCGACCGTTGGAGGTCTCGAAGGACGATGGAGAACGCCTCACCGGCCTCCTCTGCCTTGATACCCTGATCGGCGAAGGCAGCCAGAACAGCGATACCTTCCTGAAAGTCAACTTTGAAGGCCCGCATGGCCGCGGCGGCTTTGTTGGTGAGGGCCTTCGCAAACTGCTCTGAAGTGGCGTCGGCCAGGATGTTGGCGGCGGTGATTGCATCCGCGACCTTAGCCATGTTCTTCATGTTCTCAATCGCATCCTTGGACTTCATGCCCAAGGCGGATTGAGCGTTGGCCAAGAGACTGGTGGCCCTCTCCATGTTCAGGACGCCCGCCGAAGCGAATCGAGCCACGATCGGAAGCGCCCTCATGGACTGTTCCGCTTCCAAACCGGCTGAGGTCAGGAAGTAGAAGGCTTGAGCTAAGTCCCTCGCTGAGATAGACAAATCTTTCGCCAGTGAGCGGGCGGTGGTTTCCAAGCCGATCCGCGTCTTGAGAGAAACCTCTCCCATGATCGCAGTGGCTTCTGTCATCGCCTTGTTGAACTTGGCGAACTCGTTGATCGCCACCGCCGTCATGCCGATGATGGAAGAAGACACCGCGCCCGCCATCCCTATCACCGCCTGGGTCATCTGAGCCGCTGCCTGGCCGGTGGCTTGCTGCGAGGCCACCATGGCCCGAATGAAGGAGGACGGGTCGGCAGTGAGACGAACGTAGAGATTACCGAGCGAGGTACCTCCGATAAAACCACCTGGTGCTACGAAAAACGCCATAGGTCAGTTCTTTTCAGGTTGGAATCCCAAAGCAAAAAGCCACTTCGCTTTGGAGAGTTCCGGGTTGGGCTTCGGAGGAGGCTCGGTAGAAAGCAAAAAATCCTCGACCCTCACCTGTTTCGGATGCGCCACCCACCCACGGCGACATTCCGCGGCGATCTGAGCCAAGTAGAAGTCGAGTTTGGTGGTTCGACTCTCGTCGAAGTGAAGATATTCGAGCCAGCCGAGAAACTCCGTGAGAGTAATCCTCTCACGCAGCTCCCCGACTGGGATCCCTAGGTGAGAAGCGACCCGGTACCAGGCCAGCTCCTCACCCTCTAGGCGTTTTTTGGAGGGGAAGCGTTGAGCCGATTCAGGTCCTGGGCGATATCGAACAGTGCTTGGACCACTGAGGCAGGCCATTGCTGAATCTCCTCCACCGGGACGCGCTGGCCATCTCGGTACAGACAGAATCCCAAGAGTTCGGATTGCAGCCCGACAACGTCCTTCATCTGCGTCAGCCGACCATCTGGCCCGACCTCCATACGCTTGGTGAGGTGGTCCAGATAACGGTCCCGGTCGGCGGCCGTCATTTCGCGGACGGTGTACGGAACCTCTTTCCCGTCCTGCTCGATGGTGACCTGCTCTTGTCGGAACGAGAGACTCAGTTTCATGGGTTAGCTCGCCGGAGTGAAGACAGGCGCCGTCTCGACACCCGAATTATTGACCAGCGTCGGGCGAATCGTAATCGTCGCCGTCGGCTGTTCTCCTTCCGTGAACCGGCCCGGTGTGAACTCGGCTAGGAACCCGTAGAACTGGAGAGTCGAGTTGTCCGGGAACGTGACGGTGATCTGCTGGTTGACATTCAGCTGAGCCTGAATGCTAGAGAGCGCTTCGGTAGCAAAAGCCACCACCGCCGTCACCTGCGTCAACGACTTCAGCTTCCGCGGCGCTCCCGTGCGCCAGGTGGTGTTGCGCATCGTAGTGGTATCGATGGCATCACCACCCGACCAACCCGGAGGCGTTACCTCCTTCTCGTAGATTTTGACCGTGGGAATGTTCGCCAACGTGATTATCGTCGCGAACCCGTCATCCATTCGAACGCTGCTAGGCATGTTTTTCCTCCTTCATCAGGTCTTTCGAAGCGTCAGCACCATGCTCAACCGGAACAGGTGCCTTCGGCTCCGGTCATCTTCTTCGATTCCAAGTGCGATCACAGTGCTCGTCCTCGAAACGTTGATCACAACATACTGATCAGACGAGGATGGAGCAACCAGAACATTGCGAACGCCATCGAGTGACTTGGCGATCGCTTCAGCTTTGGCGAAAGTTTCAGGGTAGAGTTGGCCCCTCACCAGGATAGTCACTCCGGGATGTTCAATCTGCTCCCCGCTGGACATGATCCTCCCGTCCTGCTTCCCGTCATCATCGTAGATGGCGATAACTTGGTCCGGGCTATCCGGCATGAAGCTGATATAAGCTGGCCAAGCCGATTCGATGAGCCCCAAGTCTCCGAGGAGCTGATAGATGATTTCGGCAGGGGAGCTCACAGATTCTTCATCTCAGTGGTGATGATCTGCATGATGTCCTGTTGCTTCTGGTTCACCACGTTCTCCAGGAAGCGCGCCTCCGCTTTCCCTTGAGGATCCCAGTATCGGCCCTTGTGAGGAGGCGAAGGACGACGAGGCTGCCCTCTCAGCTTCATCAGTACCTTCTCATGCACCCACAGCGCATAAGGAGCCGTGTAGCCGACGACCACGTCAGTCCGGTTTCCTGAACGGATGGCGCGTGTGAAGGCAGATGCCTTGAGGACACCGAACTCGACCGGGACTCGCTTTTGGCTCTCACGCTGAATGAAGAGACCCGCCTTCTTCAGAGCACGGGTCAGCTTCTGCTCGTTCCCTTGAACTTGTCTCCCGAGGTTGAAGACGATTTCCTTCACCCCTTGAATCTGGTGGACGACAATCACAGATAGGCGGTGTAGAGGGTTTCTGTCACCTTCAGATTCGGCAGTTGGGTGAACTGACGAATCTCAAAGGTGTCATTCAGTGCCAGCGGGTTGTTTGGGATGGTCGAGTCTAACTCCCCTAACCGTAGGCGATCACCTACAGTCATCGGACGATCGACGTAAACCACCGCCTGAGAGACCAACTTCTCTCCCTTGGGAGAGAGAAATTCACGGGCATCTTCTTCCCACCGGCAGTCCACTTCTACCGGAAGGGCAAACGTCGGACGGCCGTAGCGATCAGGTGAAAGCCTCTTCCACCAGACCGCCTTCTGCCTCCGCATCTTGGTGATAATGCCCATCGAGCATCGCCCAGAAAGTGTCGAAATCTATCCGCGGGAAGACGAACAGCCTCGAAGATCCGTCGGTGACGTTGAAGATCTCCACCTTCCCTTTCAGTCCTTCGGCCACTGTTCCGAACCCGATCTGAAAGCGGTCAAAGGACTCTTGCGGGATCGTGTTCTCATTGAAGTCGTGCCAGTGCGAACGGTGGTTCTGGTTGGTCAGATCAAACCCCAATAGGAAGATTCGAGAAGCCCCCATCGTGTAGGCGAGATTGATAGACGCTGCGCCGGAGTTGTGATTCCAGCCCAGCACCGGACCCTCTCCGATGCCGTTCAAGAGTCGGTCCATCTTGTACAAGTTGGGGACTTTCCAATCGACCAACGTCGGGGAGTTCGTCACGAAAGGGATCGGAGAAGCAGTCGCTTCGTCTCGAATCCGAATCCACCATCCGGCATCCCCAAAGAAATTGAACTTGACGATCTCAGGCCCAAGCCGGAAGGCGTCGTTGATGCCGATAACATTTCGACCTTTGAGTCGCTCAAAAGGGAACCCTTTCAAAGAGGGTCCTCCTCCGATCAGAATAGCATCTTGGTCCTTCCAAATGCCAGTTGGGTCCCAGAAGTTAGCGGTCGACATCGCCTCGATCTTCTTCTCGGCCTAACCAGAAAGCCCCTCGACGCACCTTCCCGGCCTCAGAAAGAAGGCGCAACGTCCCTGTGGTGTCCAACACGATGGCCATCTGACCATAGTGAGAAAGCGACAGATTGAGATCGACTTTCGATTGATAGGTCACGCCCACTGATCCGGCTCTCTCAGTCTCCGCCCGCGGGTCGCGCATGGCGTAGAAGTGAGCCGCCAGCCACCTTTCAATCAATTCCAACCGCTCCGGTGTCAGGGTCGATCTCGAGTTCTGCTCGATCTCGTCCACCAACACCGAAGCGGACAGAATGAACGGGTCAAGGTTGATCCTAGGGTCAACCTCAATGATCTCAGCAACCAGTGTAGCGTTGGTCCGGATCACGGTTTATCCCAATCTTCCTCATTGAGAGGAAGCGCCGGTTTGCGACCCGGCTTCTTGGGTGGCTTGGCTTCAGCAGCCGGTTCCTCCTGCGACTCCGGCGGTGATTCAGGTTCGTTCTGAACCAAGACCGGTTCCTTGGTCTTCTTAGCACCGGCTTCTCCCAGATCTTCGAACTTTTCTGGGAACACTTCCAGCAACCGAGCCGGTCCTTCAAAGACCTCGCCGGCCACCCATTCCTTCCCACTCTCGTCGTAGTGAGAGCCAATCTTGACTTTGAGTCTGCGATTCATGGTTCGGTTTCGTTGAAGGGAGGGTCCTACCACCCGGCAGGACCCTCCCTTGCTGATCGTTCAGGTGCCTCTTTATGGTCTAGGCCTGTTCCTAGACCTCCCAGAGGACCGCACCGTTCACCTTACGATCAGACAGATCCGTGAACGATACCGGTGTTCCCGTTCGCGTCGGCGCGAAGCTGGGGCACCAGGATCGCCATGACCTTGAAGTGGACCTGCATCCCGCCCATCGTCTCCCATTGGACGGTGGTGACATCCATGCCGACCACCATCCGAACGACATCGGAAGTCATCTGGACCAGGAACAGATCCCAAGTGTCACCCAGGAAGTCCGCCGTCCGGACATCCTGAATCCCGCTGATCGCCTGAAGGCGCTGGCGCAACGTGTTATCTCCTTTGGCGGCGCTGTAGTCGTCGTCCAGGTACTGGTCCCACTTGGGCGAGTTGTAGAGCACCCACGGCCCATAATGGAACTTGTTGATGGACTTCTGGCGCATGGCCAGGACTTCCCTTACTAGCGTCGCCGGCGTCCAGCCTGAGGTCGTAGCCGCCGTGATGGTCTGGGTGATGCGGCTCGGGAAGTTCTTGAACCCGTAGATGGTCCCACCCCCGTAGGTGAACGAGCTGGCGGTACCCAACACGAGTTTCTCCGCTTCCTCGGCCACCCGACGCGCTGCGAGCTCCGCCATGGTAGTGTCGAGCGAAGCGCCCAGGTTCCGCGAAGTCGCGATCTGCCGGGCCGAGAAGTAGAAGTCCTTGTGAATCACCGGCAACGGCAAGTTGACGATGTCGTACTTCGGACGATCAGCTTCCCCGGCCACCGCCGGATCCATCGAGATCCGAGCGTTGGTGATGTCGCCGACGTTCTCCGTCTGGAGGACCGTCTTACCGAGGCCGTTCGGAATGTTGAATTCCAAACCCGCGCCCCGCAGATCCGCCACGACGCGAAGGCGTTCTTTGGCGGCCGCGACAATCGCGGTGTCCAGCAGCTGCCACTCTTCCTTTCGGAGCGTAGCGTTAGCCACCGGCGCCGGAAGGGCCACCGGTTTCCCTTCTTGGTTGGCGGTCAAGTAGTGGCGCCCGTCGGTACCGATCCAAGGCCGGAGGGCACTAGGATCGAAGTTGTGGGCCATCAAGGCGGCCGCCACCGACCCGTAGGATTGTCCATTCAAGATGTAGTCACTCATCGTTCTCCTCCTTTTCTGTTACAGAACCCGAACCCGGATTCGCGAAGTCGTTGCCCCTGAAGCCGTCAGGTCCAGCGCCTCCAGCGCTACCGCCAGGCGCGTATCCGTGCCCGAAGCCACCTTCAGCGCCCCGTTGCCGTTGCTGGAAAGGTACGAACCGATCGCCGCGTTCTGCCCGGCCGCCAGGAAGGCATACACCACATCGCCGGGAGTGGCCAGGACGTAGCTGACCCGATTTCCCGAACTGTAGGCGTCTCCGATCCCTTTGCCTTGCAAGGCATCTTCCAGCGCGAACGCTTTCTCCGCCGGACCCCCGGCCGTCGCATGGACGACGAGGTTCCCCGAAGAGTTCAGTTGAATCAAGTGACCCGGCGTGATGGAACCCCCTGCGGTTCCTTCCTCGAACCGGCCACTCCCAGTGAGATGAATGCGTTTGGGCGTCTCAGCCATAGGATTTCCTCCTCAGTTAGTTCTTCTTGAAGCTCAGTCGAGGCACCACAAGCGGTTCCTCTTCCTTCTTCGATTGGTTCACCGGCGCTTGGCCCCGGTAATCCGGTGCCGGTTCCGGAGCGGCCAGCTGCGCCAGGCGTTCCAACTCGTTCAGATCCTTAGCCTTGAGCTCGTCCTCGGTAAAAGGATTCCGCTTGTTGGCCAGGATCGTCTTGATGGTTTCTTGCTTCTTGGCCTGGTAAGCCTTGAAGCCGTTGGCCAGGACCTCCCGCATCCCTTCCGGCGCGGCGGCGATGTACTCCTCCACCGAAGCCGGCGGTTTAGGAGGTTCCGGTGCTTGGGAAGGAGCCAGAGAATTGCGGATCTTTTGGATCACACCTTCCTCCAGGGCCATCAATTGCTCACGGTCCTCCTCCTTCCATACCGAGTTCGCCGCGAGGATCTCTGCGATCAGTTTTTCCTTCATGCTGTTCCTTTCTTCCTCCGAGTTTTCACTCGGCAGATCCATTCCTTCTTGCTTGTAAAGCGCCTTCAGTTTCCGAAGGGCCTCTTGCTTGTTAGGTCCCTCGTATTTGTTCCCGCGGAACCCTTTGTGCAAGGCCGCCCAAGCGGCCCCCATCAGACGGTGGTCTAGGTTCCCATCCGCATCTTTGACGCGCAAGTGCCAGGTTGAAGGTTTCTCAGGATCCTCCACCACGAGATAATGGGATGCTGGGTGCTCGCCGTCCGCCTCTTTTTTCATGACGGCGAGCACCCGATACGTCACCTCTTTCTTCACCTCGACGGTTTCACCCTCCAACGTCACCGTCCCGTCTTCACTGATGGTATAGTTGACCTGAAAGAGGCGATCGCCCTCCCCATAGATGACTCGATCTTCAAACAAGTCGACCAACCAAACATCGTTGCCGTACTTCTCGCGGATCGCCTTCTGCACTGCATCGAAACGTTGGCCCAATGAAGTCTCCAAAGACGCCAACATAACACTGCACCTTTCGTTGAGTTGAATTTCCTGTCGTTTGCTCTGTTGATTCCAAGCGAATCCTTCCCGTTGAAAGCGAAACGCTCCGGCCTCTTCCTGGAGTCGATCCCAATGCAATCCTACCTGACGTCCCCACTGTTGGGCTTCTTCCCGGCTTCGAATCCCTTCCCCCTTCTTCAGCTTCACCTCAACCACCGCCGCGTTCCGAATGAACCCGGCTCCATCTGCTACACTACACGCCCCGACCCCCTCCGGAAGCAAAGCCAAGTGGTCCGGCCGCAAATTCCGAGCGATCGCCTGGTAGTTCTCCCCATTCCAAGTCCCACTGACGGGTTCTTCTTCCAAGAACAACCCTGTACTTAACTCCATCACCTTCTGATTAGCGATGGCCTCAATGATCCGAGGATCGACTTGCTTCGCCTTGATCGGATCGACCCAAGCTTCAGCCTTGAGTTTCCCCTCTTCCCACTTCGTATTGAGAATGACCCCCACCTTCCTCGCGTTCAAAATGACGGGTTCGCACGCGCTGACCGACACCCCATTCCAAACCGGATGCTCGACCACGATCGGTTTGTGATTCCACACGGCCGGT